CTAAGTCATTAGAGATAATGGCAGGCATCATTGAGCGTACGCCTCACTTATTAGCTCAAGTCAAAGGTGGCAATATAGACAAAGCTTATAAGCGCACTAACGGTAATGAGCGCATAATCCTAGAAAATGGGGCTGAGGTAAAGGTTGTAGCTGCAACGACTGACTCAGCGCGTGGACTTAGCGCCGATTGCGTTTGGGTAGATGAGTTACGCGAGTGCGGAGTAGAGGCCCTAGATGCCGTAAAGTCAACTACGCTTACACGTCCTAATAGCCAGCGCTTTTACACTAGCAACGCCGGCCATAAAGAGAGCCACGTACTAAATGAGATGCGCGAGCGCTCGCTTAGTAAGCCGCCTAAATCGGTTGGCTATTATGAGTACAGCGCTCCGGATAATTGTGACATATGGGATAGAGCTAACTGGGCGATGGCTAATCCATCTTTAGGTACTTTGATTACAGAGGATGCTATAGAGGAGATTATAGCTACCTCAACACACGCAGCTGTAATGACTGAGACTTTATGCAAGTGGATAGGTACAGATACAAGCCCCTGGACACCCGGAAGCTGGGAAGAGTGCGCTGATACGTCTCTTGTTATGGCGCCAGGTATGTACACAATGTTTGCCTTTGATATTGAGCCACACGCAGGCCGCCACGCATCACTTGTAGCTGGCGCTGTTCTGCCCGATGGCCGTATTGGCCTTAGCCTTGTTAAAACGTGGGAATCTGACCGAGCTATTGACCAATTAAAGATAGCAGCTGATATAAAACAATACTGTGATGATTGGCTGCCAAAGCTTGTACTCTTTGACAAGTTTACAGGCCAGCATATTGCCGACAGGCTCCATAATGCCGGCGTAAAAGTAGAGGACTGCAGCGGGACTCAGTTTTATAATGCGTGTTCGATTTTCAAGGATGCAATAGATAACCGTAGGGTTGTTCACGGTGACCAGCCGGCTCTTAACGTAGCTATGGACTCAGTAGCGGCTAAAAGCAACGATTCAGCCTGGCGAGTGGTGCGTAAAAAATCGAGCGGCTCAGTTGCAGCTGTTATCGGTATGGCGATGCTGGCGTTGCATCTTGATAAGCCAATATCTCAGCCTAAGGTGTACATCTAGACACGCCGAAGGTTAAGTAAGCGTTTTGCCTGTGGATAACCTACAATTCGCCCTATGGGTATATTACAAACTTTAGGCATTTCTAAAAAAGATGTTACAGCCCAGTTAGCCCCTGCCGTTATGTCACAAGGTTACGGCGTAGGTGTTTATAGCTACGGTGGACTTTATGCAAGCGGCAACGGTGCGCCGTTTATGGATAGATTTACTGCATTACAAGTACCGGCAGTAGGTAGATGCCGTAATTTAATTGCAGGCGTAATCTCAAGTATTGATTTAGAGTTATACAAGAAATCTACGGGCGTAAAGCTTGAGTCTCCACTTTGGTTAGACCAACCTGATATGCGCCAGCCACGCAGCGTAACTATTGCGTACACAGTTGATTCATTATTATTTTACGGGGTTGCTTATTGGCGTGTTACATCTTTGTATGCAGACGATGGCCGCCCTAGCGGTTTTGAATGGGTAGCTAATACTCGCGTAACAGTTACAACAGATGAAACAGGCGAGGCTGTAAAATATTACAGCGTTAACGGCGCCCGCGCTCCTATGTCAGGTATTGGTTCACTTGTAACTTTTCAATCTTTGTTACCTGGTGTATTAGAAACAGGCGCACGTACTATTCAAGCTGCTATAGATATTGAAAAGGCTAGCTCGGTAGCGGCCGCCACGCCTATGGCTACCTCTGTGATTAAAAACTCTGGGGCTGACCTTCCTGAAGCGCAAGTTAGCGGAATCTTAGCTGCTTGGAAGGCCGCAAGAAGTAGCAGGTCAACGGCGTACCTTACTAGCACTTTGGACGTACAAAATATTGGCTTTAGCCCTAAAGATATGATGTACAACGAGGCTAGCCAATACTTAGCTACACAAGTAGCACGTTTAATGAATGTACCTGCATATTACATAAGTGCAGATATGAATAACTCAATGACTTACCAAAATATCTTAGACGGCCGCAAAGAGTTTGTCGCATATTCTTTGCAGCCGTTTATTAGCGCTATTGAAAACCGTTTATCTATGGATGATATTACGGCGCACGGTAACGTAGTGCGCTTTGCACTAGATGAAACTTTCTTACGCGCCGATACTGCAGCTCGTTTAGATGCAATAGAAAAAATGCTAAATCTAGGTTTAATAGATTTACAGCAAGCTCAAAGTATGGAACAACTAAGCCCAATGGGCCTTAATGAAGGGAACGGCACTAATGCTATTAACGTTTAGTGGAGTAGTACAGGCTGTAGATAGTGGCGAGCGCCGCATTATCGCCGGTAAAATTGCGCCTTATGGCGAAGTCGGGAACACAAGTGCAGGCCGCGTTGTTTTTGCGCCCGGTTCAATTAGTGCAGAAAATCCTAATAAAATTAAACTTTTAATGTCTCACGATAATACAAAGCCTGTAGGGCGTATGAAAAGTATTAACAGTACAAGCGATGGTTTATACGCTAGCTTTAAGATAAGTGCAAGTATGCCCGGTGACACAGCAATTTTGCTAGCCCAGGAACAGTTGATGGATGGCCTATCCGTTGGTGTGGAAGTTACCGCATCAGAGCCAAAAGATAACTATCTCCTGGTCACCGCTGCTACCTTACGCGAGGTATCACTTGTAGAGAGCGCTGCATTTACTAGCGCTGCGGTGCAAAGTATTGCTGCTCAAGCTGGCGAGATGCCACTAGATGCTGCTATGTCAACAAGTACCAAAGTTACAACAACTAACACAGTAATAAACTCAACAACAACCGAAACCGAAACCGAAACCGAAACAGAAAGCGAGGCCGCTGTGACTACAGCCCCCGAATCAAACGCACCTGAGGCAGCAGATGCCGCAGAGCAGGCTGCACCTACAGTAGAGGCAGCTCGTCCAATCATTATGCCAAGCGCATTAAACTCACAGAGAGTACGCCACGATATTACGTCTATGGGCGCGTACACAGCACGTAAAGTAAAAGCATCATTAGGCGATGAAGAATCACGCCTATACGTAACTGCAGCCGATGATTTCTCATCTGCAGGTTTGGGCTTTAACCCTACACAGTATCTACAGTCAATCGTATCTACACAGGGTAACTTTGGCCGTCCAGCTTTTGAGTGCGTTGACCGCCAAACTGTGCCAGCTTCAGGTATGACTATTAACCGTCCTAAGTTTACAACTTATCCAGTAGTAACAGTTGAAGCTGAAGGCGGAGCGGTACAAAATACCGATGCTGTTTCAGAATATTTGACTTCAACAATTTCCAAGTACTCAGGAATGCAAACGCTCAGCATTGAGCTTTTGGAAAGGTCTGACCCTGGCTTTTATGATGCGATTACTAATGAGTTAACAAATAACTATCTCAAGGTAACCGATGCTGCAGTAGTAGCAGCTCTTACAGCTGGCGGTACACAAGCTACAGCTGTAGCAGCTACATCTGCTGGTGTAATTTCATACATCTCAACAGAGGCACCACTTGCATACACAAACTCAAGCTACTTTGCTAAGAATTATCTTTGCGGGTCTAGCCAATGGAGTTTGCTCCTCGGCGCGACGGATTCGACTGGGAGACCAATTTATTCAGCGGCTAACCCAATGAACGCAGGCGGCAACACAACTACTACATCAGCTAAGGGCAACGTAATGGGCTTAGATTTATATGTTGACCGTAACGTTGTATCAACAACTATTGACGAATCAGCGTTTATTATCGCGCCTGAAGCGTTTACAGTTTTTGAGTCACCAACGGCTTATATGTCAGTTAACGTTGTATCTAACCTTCAGGTACAAATTGCTATCTACGGTTATATGGCCACTATGGTTAATATCGCCGGAGGTATCCGCCGCTTTAACCTAACCTAATAAAAACCCACTAATAGTTTGGTAGGCCTCTTAGCCCTTTGAGGCTTACCAAACCTAAGTAAGACAGGAGTACAAAAATGCCAGCAACGTACGTAACAGCTGCTACCTTGAAGGCTAGCCTGGGCGTTGGCACTTTGTACGATTCTTACAGCTGGATAGAGGATACGTGCCAGGCCGCACAAGATTTAATAAACGGCTTTTTGTGGTTTGATAGTGCGCCAGTAGTAGGTACTGCTTTGGTTAGTAATGTCGCTACGGTGATGGTTGCTAACCCAGGCATCTTTACTGTAGGCGAGTCCATTACGGTTGCCGGGGCAGGTTCAACCTTTAATGGTACTTATACAATCACAGGCACGATTCCATTTAGCACAGGTACGGCTAATCTTTTGCCTGCATTTAATATGCAGTTAAATTATTGGCAATTCCCACAGGGTTATAGCTTTGTGCAATATGCTAAGACTGCATCTAATCAAAACTTTAGGCGTGTATTGCCTTATGGCACTATTACAGGTGATGATACAAAGACTGCTACCTACGCCAATACGCCGGCAATAAATGCCGCGGCGCTAATGCTGGCAGAAAATATCTGGACTAGCCGATTTAGCACACAAAACGGCGGTACTAGCGTAGATGGATACAGCCCTAGCCCTTTCAAGATGTCCAATACTTTAATGGCATCTATCCGAGGTTTATTAGCTCCTTACCTTAGCCCTAATGCGATGGTTGGCTAATGACAGCGGCCATAACTACTTTACGTAGTACTGTAGCCGCAGCCCTGGCTAATGTGGGCGTTTGGAGTACTTTTGCGTATCCGCCTAGCACAATCCTGGCTAACAGCGTTGTAGTTGCACCGGCTGACCCATATATAAGCCCAAGCAATAATTCTTATGCCGGCATTTCACCTATGGTAAACCTAAAGGTGATTATGACGGTGCCAATGTTTTCAAATGAGGGCAATTTACAAGGCATTGAGGACACCATAGTAGCCGTGTTTAATAAACTAGCTGCTAGCTCAATCGTATTTAATGTTACTGCTGTATCTGCACCTAGCGTTTTAAGTGTTGCCAGCGGTGATTTATTAACGGCAGATTTACAATTATCTATACTTAGCAGCTGGACATAGGAGACATAATGGCACTTACCGAGGAAGAAAAAGCATTTTTAATCAAAATTGGCCAAGAGTTGCCAGTAGAGGTTAAAGAAACAAAGACAAAAGACACACCTACCGAGAAAATAGGAGAATAGCCCAATGGCAATTTATCTATCCAATACCGTAGTGGCTACTCTTAACTCAGTAGTCCTATCTGACCACGTAACAAGCGCGACTATTAACCGTAGCTTTGACGAGCTAGAGGTAACAGCTATGGGCGATACAGCTCATAAGTTTGTTAAAGGCCTTGAAGCTAGCACTATCACTCTAGACTTTTTGAGCGATACAGCTGCAGCAAACGTAAACGCTACTTTGCAAGCTGCCTGGGGTACAACAGTACCGCTAACACTTAAACAAACAAGCGCTGCAGTATCTGCAACTAATCCGCTTTACAGCACTACTGTTTTGGTAAACAACACTACAGACATTAACGGCGCTGTAGCAGATGTTGCTACTCAGAGCATTACATTTACTTGTAACTCACCAATCGTAATTACAACCGCACCATAACAAAAAAGAAAAGGGGCTAACACAATGGCAAAACTCAAGATTACAAGGGCTGACGGCACAGTATCGGAGCATCCGATAACGCCAAAAATCGAGTGGGCCTTTGAGTTGTACGCTAAGGCAGGGTTTCACAAGGTTTTTAGAGATTTAGAGCGCCAAACAGATGTTTACTGGCTGGCCTGGGAGTGTTTACGCACAAGCGGGCAAACCGTACCAATGTTTGGGGCAGAGTTTTTAGATACCTTAGCTAAGGTTGAAGTATTGGACGATGACCCTTCGCAATAGTGGGGCGCGGTAGTTTTGGTTACCTGGTTGCACAGCTAGCCGTAGAAACGGGTATCGCGCCCCAGTATTTACTAGACCTTGATGCAGATATGTTTAAGAATATGTTAAAGGTTTTACACGATAGAGCTAAGGAGCAACAAAATGCCAACAGAGCTAGAAGGGGCCGTACAGCTCCGCGTAGCCCTTAAGCGTTTTGCACCTGACCTATCTAAAGCAACACAAACTGAAATGGCAGCGGCCTTAAAGACTGTTACAAGTGTGGCTAGAGGATATGTACCTAATGACGGGCAGGTATTATCCGGCTGGTCAAAAAACCTCTCAGGTGAAGAAAACTTGGCTTACCGCCCATTTCCTAAGTTTAACTCGGTTGCAGCTAAAGCCGGTATTACCTATTCCACTTCACCGTCTAAACCTAATAAAAACGGGTTTGTAGCTTTAGCTCGTATTCTTAATAAAAATGCTGCCGCTGCTATTTATGAAACAGCTGGACGTAAAAATGCACAAGGTCAACCAAACTTTTCACAGAAAAACTTTATTTATCGTACAGGTGGAAATGGGCCTGGAGATTTTCAACTTAACTATTTTGCACATAGTAAAAGTACTCAGCGCAAGGGCTATAACAACTCACTTAACCCTAACGCAGGTAAACAGTTTATAGATAACATTAACAGTACAGGCCAGCTAGTCAATGCACGCCCTAAAGGTTTAGTAGGTAGCCCAGGGCGCAAACTTACTGGCCGCTTAATCTTTAGAGCCTGGGCAGAGGATAACGGTCGCGCTAATGCTGCAGTTATTAAAGCCCTAGAAAATGCCTCAAAAATGTTTTATGAGAATACAAGGAGAGCTGCCTAATGGCTACCGATTTAGTCGTAAATATAGCCAGTCAATTCTTAGGTAAAAAGGCTTTTCTTGATGCTGACAAAGCTACCAAAAAACTTACAGGTAGCGTTAAAACTTTAGGCCGTACCTTAGGCGTAAGCCTTAGCGCCGCGGCTGTTTTGGCCTATGGCAAGGCATCCGTAAAGGCAGCTAGTGAAGATATTAAAGCCCAAAAACTATTAGCTAATAGCCTTAAAAATGTTGGCTTAGCTTATGCAACTGTTGATGTAGAGGGTTTTATATCTAAGATGCAAAGCCAAACTGGCGTATTAGATGACCAGTTACGCCCGGCTTTTGCTAAGTTAGCTGGAGTTACAGGCTCAGTAGCCAAAACTGAAAAGCTTATGGCTCTCGCTTTTGATGTATCTAGTGGCTCATCTTTAGACTATGCCTCCGCTGTTGACCTATTAAGCCAGGCATATGTAGGCAATACAAAAGGATTAAAACAACTTAATTTAGGACTTACACAAGCCGAGATTAAAGCTATGTCGTTTGACGAGGTTATGGCATTACTGAATGAGCGTTTTGCTGGCTCAGGTAAGGCAGCCATTGATACTTACGCAGGGCAGATGTCTTTACTTGCAGCTGCATCATCTAATGCTTCAGAGATTATTGGCACAAGTTTATTAGGCGCTATTGACTCACTAACGGGTAGTGACGGCATAGCCAATGTAGGCACAGATATAGAAAACGCGGCTAAGTCTTTATCTAATTTTATTGATAGCGTTGTTTACCTTAAAGAGCAGATAGCAAGCATTCCAGGGGCAGGCATAGTTAAAGGCGCTATTGGTTTGGTTGGCAACGTATTGGGCCGCTTTAGCCCGCAACGTGCAGCTGAATTACTTAAAGAGATTAAAGGCCCACAGCCATTTAGCCAGCCAATGTCTTTAGCCAATCAAGACACAGGCCGGGCTAACCTGGCAGCTCAAAAGGCGGCAGAGTTAGCTGCTATTAAGCGTAATAAAGAGCTAGCGGCTTTAGCTAAATCTCAGGCAAAAAGCGCCAAAGATACCCTTAAAGCAAAACAAGAGCAGGCTAAATTAGACAAGGCTACAGCTGCAGGCCAATTAGCATTAAACAAGGGTGCAGATGTTTTTGACATAGAAAAAATCCAACTTAATGCAGCTCTAATAGGTCAGGCTGAGGCCTTAGGTAAGGCAACAACTGGGGCGCAAGTACTAGCTATTGCTAACGATGTACAGCGCTTAAAGGTTAAGCAAGATATGTTGGCTTTAGAGGATGCAATAGCATCTAAGGATGTAGCACGTATTGAGTCTGCTACTAAGCAACTTAATGAGGACTTAAAAATCCTGGGTACCTTGCAGAGCCAAAACTTTACTTTATTAGGCATTAAGACAGTTTTGGATAACCTAAAACCTAAAGAGCTTATAGACCAAGAAAACCTTAATATGGCTTTAGACAAGATACGCGAGATGTTAAGGCTTTTGGCGCAGGCAGGTGCAACACCTAGCACTAAACCTAGTTCAGGCATCCCTACGGGCGATTACGTTGCCCCTGTAGTTTTTGACCCTAACACGTCTATAGATGCAGTTATTGAATATGCCGATGCTGCGACTGAGCGCGCTACCGCTTTTGCTATATTGCAAGAGCAAGAAAACTACGCAGCTTATCTATCACTTATTGAGTTTCAGAAAAAACTAGGAGACTTTGGCGGCTATAGCGCCGATATGAACAGGGGCGCGGGCTATGGCTCAGGCTCAAGCGTGACTGTAGAGATTATTGATAAGACGAGCGGCCTAATTGAAGTAGTACAAACCGCAGTACAGGAAAATAACAGGTTTGGCAATAACCTAAGCTACGCCGGGGCAATATGACAATCCCAGTAATTAACGCCGTTATCAACTTTAGCACCGGGCCTAGTTTTGCTCAGGCTATGATTTTGGATAGCGGTATATTGGGTACTAACGTTTTAGCAGATGCAGCTAGCGTTATTGTGGACGTATCAAACGTAGTAGATAGTATTGAGACAAAGCGCGGGCGTAATCCTCAAGCTGACCAATTCCAAACAGGTACGCTTACTATGCGTATAGTTGACCAAAATGGAGACTTTAACCCACAAAACCCAGCTGGGCCTTACTACAACTTATTAACACCTATGCGTAAGGTACAGATTACGGCTACATACGGCGCCGTGACATATCCTATTTTTTCAGGCTTTATTACTAGCTATACAACTACAACGCCTAAAAATGCGAATGATGTAGTTTATAGCACTATAACAGCCGTGGACGCTTTTAGACTCGCCCAAAACGCCCAGGTAAGTACAGTTGCGGGTACCTCAGCCGGCCAGCTCAGCGGGGCTAGAATTAACGCTTTGCTTGATGCTATTGACTGGCCCGTATCTATGCGTGATGTAGATGCAGGGTTAACTACTATGCAGGCAGACCCAGGCACAGCTCGTACAAGCCTTGCAGCTATGCAAACGGTAGAGACGAGCGAGTACGGCGCCTTGTATGTTGATGCAGCTGGCTCGTTTGTCTTTCAAGACCGTAACGTAACGGCTGGCAGTACAGGGGCTACACCTACAGTATTTAACGATAACGGCTCAGATATTAGCTATTTTAATGCGGTGTGGCGCCTTGACGATACGCTAGTTTACAACTCAGCCAGTATTACCCGCACAGGTGGCACAGCCCAGGTAGCTACTAACCAAGCCAGCATAGATAAGTACTTTGTCCACAGCTACAACCAACAAAACCTACTTATGCAGACCGATGCGGTAGCCCTGGATTATGCCCAGGCATACGTGGCATCTAGAGCTGAAACCTCTATCCGATGCGATGCTATTCAGCTAGACGTTTATACCGATAATTACAATGCTGGCATTATTGCAGCCCTAGACCTTGATTATTTTGACCCAGTAACTATTACAACTAACCAACCTGGGGGCTCAACTCTCACTAAGACTTTGCAGGTGTTTGGCGTAGCTCAAAGCATTACGCCTAATAGCTGGAAAACAACACTCACCACTTTAGAGCCAATTATTGACGGCTTTATATTAGACTACAGCCTGCTGGACAGCGGCGTATTAAGTTATTAAGGAGCTAGGACTATGGCAGCTGGATTAGGTTTTAAGACCTTTACTACTGGCGAGGTACTTACGGCAGCTGACGTTAACGGCTACCTAATGCAGGGCGTATTGGTGTTTGCCTCAGCGGCAGCTCGTAACGCAGCTATTACTTCACCACAAGAGGGGCAGTTTGCGTTTACTAAAGACACTAATGGGCTTTGGTATTATGACGGTGCAGCCTGGGTAGCCTCAGGTGCAACAGGAGACATTGAAGGAGTTACAGCCGGCGTAGGTATTAGCGGCGGTGGCACAAGTGGAACGGTAACAATTACTAATGATATGGCTACTACGATTACAGCTAGTGGCGATATTGTAGTAGGCACAGGTAGCGGCACATACGATAATTTACCTATTGGAACAACAGGACAAGTTTTAACAGCTGATACAACAGTTAGCCCATATAAAGTAAAGTGGGCTACTGCTGGTGGCGGTTCTCCGCTTACAACTAAAGGTGATTTATATACTTACTCGACAGCAGATGCACGACTTCCAGTTGGAGCAAACGACACTATGTTGTTTGCAGATTCTACACAAAGTACAGGTATCAAATGGGGAGGCGGTTGGACAAATTATTCACCGTCTGTTGGTGGAATTACAAAAGGTAACGGCACAGAAGTAGCCCGATACCGCCAAATTGGCAAAATGGTCGAAATCTTTTATCAATTCACTTTAGGTTCAACAAGTTCCGTAACAGGTCAAGTAACAGTGAATCCGCCAATTAACTCAGTTTATACGCTTGCGATTGCTTGCGGATTTATGAGCGATAGTGGTACAGAATATCCGTCTGGTATTTATATGCCAGTCAATGTGATTTATCCTAAATCACTAAACACAAGTGGCACATACTTGGCTAACAATCAACTAAATGGCACAACGCCTTTCACTTGGGGTTCAGGCGATTTTTTCAATTTTAACTTTGCATACGAGGTGGCATAATGAGAACCGTAGAACAGATTAAAAGCGACATATTGGCAACTAATCCGTCTAAGATTTTTATTCAAAACGGCGAAGAAATTGAAATGTCAGATGCCGAGTTTGCTAAAGCGGTTCAAGATAGAGCAGAAATGGAATACGCTCAACAGGTTTATCTTGAACAAGTAAAGCAAATCAAATTATTAAAGATTTCAGGTTATCAAAAACTTGGTTTAGATAATTCTGAAATTGTGGCAATAATGGGCTTGTCAGTAGATGAAGCTCAGGCGCTAGGGCTTTAATGCAGATTAGTTATAACGGGTGGCCAGCATCTAAAGATGCAACTGAAATAGGCATTAAGTCCTACAAAGTTGAGTCGAGTCATATCAACCTTAGGTGCGCCGAAAAGGTAGCACCGTTGTTAATCGGGTTCGCTAAGGAGTTCAACGAACTAATAGAGCCGTTAGATTTAGGGGCCGATGACTGGGGCTATTGCTACCGTATGGTGCGAGGCACTACTGACAAGCTCAGTAACCACAGTAGCGGTACAGCTTTAGACCTTAACGCCTCTAAGCATCCTTTAGGCAAGGTTGGCACGTTTGAGGCTGGCAAGGTACCAATGATTAGAGCTTTAGCTAAAAAGTATGGCCTCATCTGGGGCGGAGATTACAAGAATCGTAAAGACGAGATGCACTTGGAGATAGCACTAAGCCCTGAAAA